CCCCTACGAGCCGTGGCTGGCGGAGGACGACCGTCGTCTCCGGCATTGGTTCGGCAAGAAATACAACATCCGGGGCGCGGCGGCGATCCTCGACGCCTTCACCGAGGTCACCCGCCGCCGGCGGTTCCACCCGATCAAGGAATTTTTGGAGTCGCGGGTTTGGGACGGCGTGCCGCGGGCGGAGCGGATCTTCATCACGTACCTCGGCGCCGCGGACACGCACTACGTGCGCCAGGTAACGCGGAAGATGCTCCTTGCGGCCGTGACGCGGTTGTACCGGCCCGGTTGTAAGTTCGACCAAATGCTCGTCCTAATCGGGCCGCAGGGCGCCGGCAAGAGCTCACTGCTGGCCAAGCTGGGCCGCAAATGGTTCTCGGACTCCTTGCGGACGTTCGAGAACAAGGAAGCCGGCGAGCACCTGCAAAATGGCTGGATCTTTGAGATCAGCGAGCTGTCGGCCATGAAGCGGTCAGAGGTTGAAGAAGTGAAGGCGTTTCTGTCCAAGACCGAAGACCGCTACCGGGTGGCGTATGACCGGCAGGTGTCGGAGTTCCCGCGCAAGTGCGTGTTTTTCGGCACGACGAACACGCGGGACTTCCTCCGGGACACAACCGGGAACCGACGCTTTTGGCCGGTGGAGGTGGATCCGAAAAACGCGAAGCTGAACCACTGGGACCACCTCACGGACGAGCTGATCGGGCAAATCTGGGCCGAAGTTTTGACGTGGTTCAGGGCGGGCGAGGGCCTCGAACTAGATCAGGAAGCCCGCGAGGAAGCAGAGCGGCAACAAGCAGCGCACACAGAAATCGACCCGCGGGAGGGCCTGATCCAGGAGTGGCTGGAATCCGAAGAGCTGGACGAGATGGACCGACCAACGGGGAGAAAGCGACAGCGGGTTTGCGTCGCGCAGATATGGGTGGAATGCCTCGGCAAGCGCCGCGGCGACATGAAGCCATGGGAGGCGAAGGAGATCATGGACATCATGCGACACATGCCTGGCTGGGTGGAGCGGAAAGGGAAGGCGAAAATTCCGGGATATGGCGTTCAACGGGTGTTTGAACGCGTTAACCAACCGGAGGAGGAAATGGAATAAAATGAGGTTTTCGTAAGGTTTCCGCACGGTTGCCAAGGGGTTGCCGCAGGTTGCCGCAAAAACGATTTTTACGGCAACCCCGAAAACCCAGTAGTATCAAGGGTTTATCCTATATGGTTGCCATAGTTGCCTTTAATTCTAATTAAAAAGAAAAAAGAGGGTTAGCATATAAAAGCGCGTTTTGAGAGATATGCTAAACGCAAAAATAAAAAGAATACGCGCGTATAGGACAATTTCGGCAACTTCGGCAAAGGAGGTTCTGAAATGCGGGAGTCAGCCCTTGAACGGCGGCTGGTTTGTGAGGTCGAACGGTTGGGCGGCCGGGCGCCGAAGTGGGCCAGTCCGGGGAGCCGTGGGGTGCCGGACCGGATCGTCCTGCTTCCCGGCGGCCGAGTGGTGTTCGTTGAGATGAAGAGGCCCGGCGGCCGCATGAGCCCGCTGCAGCAGAAATGGGCGCGGGATCTCCAGGCGTTGGGGCATCGGGTTTACGTGATAGATTCGCATGAAGGGATTGATCGGTTTATACGGGAGGTGACCGGTGGGTGAAGTATGTACCGCACAAATACCAGGAGTACGCCACGCAGCGGATCATTGACACGCCCTACATTGGGCTGTTTCTGGAGATGGGTTTGGGGAAGACCGTGGCTACGCTGACCGCCATTGACCTGCTACTGCATGACTATTTCGATGTGGACCGCGTGTTGGTTATCGCGCCACTTCGCGTGGCAGATGATACCTGGCCGCGGGAGATCGAAAAGTGGGACCACCTGCGGCATCTCCGGATATCGAAGGTGCTGGGAAGTGCGACGCAACGCCGGCGGGCGTTGGGAGTTGATGCTGACATCTGGATCATCAACCGGGAGAACACGGATTGGATCGTGGCTGAATACGGTAGTCGCTGGCCGTTCGATATGATCGTCATTGACGAGCTGAGCAGTTTCAAAAATCACCAGTCCAAACGGTTTCGAGCTCTTCGCCGCGTGCGGCCAATGATTCGGCGGGTGGTGGGTCTGACCGGCACACCGGCGCCTAATGGTTTGATTGACCTGTGGCCGCAAATTTACTTGCTGGATATGGGCGAGCGGCTGGGGAAGACGATCACGGGGTATCGGGATCGGTATTTCGTTCCGGGCGAGCGTAACGGCCATATCGTCTACAAGTGGCACGAGAAGAAAGAGGCGGAACAGCGGATTTATGAGGCGATCAGCGACATTGTGGTTAGCATGAAAGCGGAGGATTGGCTGGAGTTGCCGCCGCTGGTGGAGCGGACCGTCCCGATCCGGTTGTCGGATGAGGCCAGGGAGCAATACAAGAAGCTGGAGCGTGACCTTCTGCTGCCGTTTGCGGACGCGGACGTCGTGGCTAGTACGGCCGCCGTGCTGTCGAACAAGCTGCTGCAAATGGCCTCTGGAGCCGTCTATGATGAGGTCCGGGGCGTCAAGCACATTCACGACGCCAAGCTGGACGCACTGGAGGACATTATCGAGGCTGCAAACGGAAAGCCGGTCATGGTGTTTTACAACTACCAGCACAGCCTGGATCGCATTCGCCGGCGATTCCCGCAGGCGCGGGTGTTGCGGAAGGGGAAAGACGGGAACGAGGACATTCGCGCCTGGAACAACGACGAGATCCCGATTCTCTTGCTACACCCGAAAAGCGCCGGGCACGGACTCAACCTGCAAGAGTCGAGCTGCCAGACTGTCGTCTGGTTCGACCAGATCTGGAGTCTGGAAGAATACCAGCAGGCAAACGCACGGGTTCACCGGCAAGGTCAAACTCGCGGCGTTGTGGTCATGCGGTTGGTGGCTGAGGGGACGATGGACGAGGACGCGGTGGAAGCGATCGAGAGGAAAGCAGCCGGCCAGGAAGCCTTGATGCATGCTGTGAAGGCGAGGATTGAGCGGGTACGGGAGGCGGTTGCCGTATGAGCCGTGCGGAGAAGCGAGCCTTTTACCAGCGAGTCAGAAAGCTGGGTTACCGGGAATTCTGGCAGGCCATGGACGAGCTGCACACCCGGGCGTACCAGCTGGCCGCGAAGCATTACCAAGAAGCGATGGACATCGTGCTGACACCCCGGCAGAAAGCCGCCGTGGTGGCGAAGGCGGAGGAGATCCGGGAGCTGTGGGATGGAGTATTCGAAGTGACCACAGATGTTACCGAGGAACGTCTGGTTGGTGAGTCGGCAGCGTATGGGATGGACTGCAAGGATGGGAGGTGTGAGTGGTGATCGGGGTGAAGCAGACACGGGCGGGTGAATCCTTCCGCCTCCTGGTCACCGTCCTGAAAGTCCGGAAAGGCGTGCCGACCGTGATCCGGGTGTCCGGGCGTGAGTATGTGCTGCGGACGCCGGATCAGTTCAACCAGCGGAAGAAAGGAGCGGTGAAGCGTGGCAGAGCGCAATCTGATCACTGAACTCATCACCCAATACAGTGCCGGCATCCGCCATCTCGACCGCTACCGCCGGTCCCTCGATCGCACCGATCCCGACCAGGATGACGAGGCCCGCACCGTCTCCGGCATGCTGTCGGATATGCGGTATGCGCTGGACTGGATGCGCCGAGGACGCCGGCCGGGGAGCCGGAAGGGCGCCGAGAAGCGCGACATCTACCGCCGGCGGGAGCTGATCGAGAGCATGCAGCCGATGACAGCCGAGGAAGAGCGGCGGCTGATCGACTGCATTGCGGTGATGACGGAGAGGGAACTGACATGCTGGTTGCTTCACATGGCGCATGGGTTGACATTTCAGGAAATAGGTGATAGATTGGGGTTGTCAAGGCGCACCGTCCAACAGTACGTCGAAAGAGCCAGAAAGAAGGTTCTTGACGTGCAAATGACGTGCGTATGACGTGCAGATGACGTACAAAATACCGTAGCCCTTTTGCGCCCTTTTTACGGGGCGCTTTTTGATTATCCTGAGTCTCGCCGAATGGCGGGGCTCTTTCTTTATTTCGTCCAGCCGCCTCGCTGGGTATGAGCCAACCCTCTCCTCGCCGGGACCGGACCGGTGCGGGGCGGCTGTCCGGGGTTGATTGGGAGGTGGGAGCGTGAAATTTTACAAGTCGAGCAAGTGGCGTAAGAAGCGAGAGTCGATCCTACGCCGTGATGGTTACATGTGCCAGGAGTGCAGGAGGTACGGCAAAACGACGCCGGCGCAGACGGTGCATCACATCTACCCGCTGGAACGATATCCGGAGCTGGCATTAGTCAGCGTGAATCTCGTGAGCCTGTGCAACGAGTGTCATGAGAGGATGCATGATCGACTGACGGGTGAGTTGACGCCAGCTGGTGAGCGGTGGCGGGATCGCGTTTCGGCGCAGGTCCGGAACGCTTTAGCGGAGTAAAGCGACAGGGCATCCCCCCTCCCCTCGGGGTTCGGGGCGAGGCCGCCGGAGACCGGGCGGGCGGCCCCTTTTCCAATAGTGCGGGTGTTGGGAAACTTTTTCCGGGAGGTGAGAGACGATGGCGAAGCAGACGAAAGCGGCGATCAAGCGAGCGACGATCCGGGCGATGAAGGAGCTGGGGACGTACAAGAAAGAGTTCGACCCGATCATCGAGATCTACGCGGAGCTGCGGGAGCAGTACGCCGCGCTGTCCGAACGGTTCGCGGCTCAGGGCTACCCGTTCGAGGTGCCGACTGCGGACGGTGGATCGAAGAAAGCGCCGATCGTCGCCACGCTCGAGTCTCTCCGGAAAGACATACTGGCGTACGCGGACAGGCTGTGCCTGAATCCGAAGACCATAGACGGCATCACCATCGAGACGAAGAAGCAGTCCGCGCTGGCAGCAGCGCTGAAGGCCCTTGAGTGACGCGAAGAACCTTGACGTTGTTCTGGAGTACGCCAGGAGCATCGTCGAGGGAAGGAAGATCGCCGGCAAGGAGTTGGTGCAGGCCGCGCAGCGGTTTCTGGACGACCTGGAGAACCCGGAATACGAGTTCAGGGCAAAAGACCCTGAATTCGTCATCCAGATCATCGAGCGGACCTTTGTCCATGACAAGGGCGAGGCGCTCGACGGGACGCCGCTCCGTGGGAAACCGTTCCTGCTTGAGCCGTGGCAAAAATTCATCGTGTATAACCTTCTTGGCTTCTGGAAAGCTGGCACAAACGAGCGCCGGTTCAAAGAAGCCTTTATCTATGTCCCGAGAAAAAACGGGAAAACACGTTTCGTGGCGGCGCTCGCCTGGGCGCTCGCGCTGCTCAGTCGCCGGTCCGGGGCTACGATTTACATCGCGGCCGCGTCGCTGAAACAGTCCCGGCAGTCGTTCGAGTTCATCCTGTACAACCTGCAGCGGATGGGAGAGGCAGAGAATTTTCGCATTCTGAACAACAACCAGGAGCACAGCATCAGCGGCGACCTGGGCGACGGCTCGATTTACATCGAGGCTTTGGCAGCGAATCCGGATCGGCACGACTCTCTCAACTCGAACATCCAGATACTCGATGAGCTGCACGCCTATCCCGGACCGAAAAACTACAACGTCATCAAAGAAAGCGGGAAGGCATATACGAACAAGCTCTGTATTGGCATCACGACGGCCGGCGACGACATGTCGTCGTTCTGCTATCAGCGCTTGCAATACTGCAAGAAAGTGCTGGACAAAATCGTTCGAGACGAGCAATATTTCATCTTCATCGCCAAAGCCGACGAGGACGAGCGCGGAAACGTGGACTATACGAATCCGATCCAGCATGAGAAGGCCAATCCGAACTACGGCGTAACGATCCGGCCCGAGGACATCATGAACGACGCGCTGCAGGCACAGAATGACCCGCAGCAGCGGAAGGATTTTCTGGCGAAGTCGCTCAACGTCTACACGGCCGCGATGAACGCGTATTTCGATATCCATGAGTTTCGAGCCAGCGATCGTAAATACAGCTGGACACTGGAAGAGCTCGCGAAACTGCCGATCAACTGGTACGGCGGCGCCGACCTGGCAAAACTGCACGACCTGACGGCAGCAGCGTTGTACGGCGAATACCAGGACGTGGCGATCGTCATTACGCACGCCTGGTTTCCGATCGTGGCGGCGACCGCGAAGGCCGAGGAGGACGGTATCCCCCTGTTCGGCTGGCGGGATGATGGCTGGCTCACGATGACGAACTCGGCTGTGACCAATCACGCAGAGATCGTCAAGTGGTTCAAGGAGATGAAGGGCAAGGGCTTCCGGATCAAGCAGATTGGTTTTGACCGAAAGTTTTCAACGGAGTTTTACCGGGACGCCAAAAAGGCCGGCTTCAAGCTGGTAGACGAGCCGCAATACTTCTGGCGCAAGTCGATGGGCTTCCGCCGGATCGAGCAAAAGGCGAAGCTCGGAAAGCTCTACTACCTGCACTCAGACGCCTATGAATACTGCGTCCAGAACGTCCACGGTATCGAGAAGACCGACGACTTGATCCAATACGAGAAAATCAGTGAGAACCGACGTATCGACCTGTTCGACGCGTCGGTTTTTGCATGTGTGCGATACCTGGAGGATACCGACCAGGCGAAGGCACAGGAGAAATGGCTGAAAGGTGGTGAATCGACAGAGTGAGCAAACGAAAGAAACATCAGGCCCGACAACCCACCACGCAGCGCAGCGTTCAGGGGGCCGAGAATACGCTTCTGGGGTACTGGCTGAAAGGCGAAGACTTGACGCTGCCGGCCGGTTATGTGCGACTGTCCGAGAACCCCGAGGTTCGCATGGCGGTGGACCGAATCGCGGATATGGTGTCAAACATGACGATCCACCTGATGCGGAACGTCGAGGGGGGCCATGAGCGGGTACAGAACGAGCTTTCCCGGAAGGTGGACATCGAACCGTACAGCCTCATGACCCGGAAGACCTGGCTCTATTTCATCGTTCACACGCTCCTGCTCGAAGGGGACGGGAATGCCATCGTCTTCCCACAGTTCCGCGATGGTCTGATCGAGGAACTGATTCCGGTTCCTGCGCACATGGTGACATTCTTACCGCCGCAGCAGAACGGGGTAGGGCTTGCTACTGGGTATCAAGTGGCGATCCAAGGTCGCATTTACAACCATGACGAGATCCTGCACTTCAAAATCAATCCGGATCCGCAACAGCCATGGATCGGCCGCGGGTATCGGCTCATTCTGAAGGACGTGGTCGCCAACTTGGCGCAGGCGTCGAAGACAAAGAATGCCTTCATGGGGGACAAGTGGCGGCCGTCTGTCATCGTCATGGTTGACGCCGACTCCTCGCAATTTGCGAGCGAGGAGGAGCGCGACAAATTGATCCAGCGTTACATCGGCAGCGGCGAAAGCGGTAAACCATGGATTCTCCCGGAGGGCATTATCCGGGTGGAGACGGTCAAACCGCTCTCGTTGCAGGACATAGCGATCCATGAGTCGGTCCAAATTGACAAGCGAACGGTGGCGGCCATGCTTGGCGTGCCGCCGTTTTTCGTGGGCGTTGGCGATTTCAAAAAGGATGAGGTAAACAACTGGATCCGGACGAGGATCGCGTCCATTGGCCAAATCATCGGGCAAGAGCTCACCAACAAGCTGCTGTATTCGCCGGATTTGTATTTTCGGCTCAATCCGCGGTCTTTGTACGCCTATGATCTGGTCGAGCTGGTCACTGCCGGCACAGCGCTTGTCGACCGAAACACCCTGCGTCGGAATGAGCTGCGCGACTGGATTGGCATGAGCCCCGATCCGGAGATGAACGAACTGATTGTCCTTGAAAACTACATCCCGGCCGACTTGCTCGGTGAGCAAAACAAGCTCAAGGACATCAAAAAAGCACTCCAGGAGGGAGGTGATGACGGTTGAGCAGGGAAATGCGGCAGACGCGAAGTCTTCGGACGGATCTCAGGACGCGGGATGATGGCAACGCGCCGGTAATCGAAGGTTATTTCGCTGTGTTCAACCGGGAGACAGAGTTGTGGCCGGGCGCTTTCGAGGAAATCGCTCCGGGAGCGTTCGATAACACCCTCAGCAACGACATTCGGGCGCTCATCAATCACGAAACGCGCCTGGTGCTCGGCCGGACGAAGGCAGGGACGCTGGAGCTCCGGGCAGATAATTACGGCCTTTGGGGCCGAATCAAGATCAACCCGAATGACACTGACGCCATGAATCTCTACGAGAGAGTGAAACGTGGCGACGTCGACCAATGTTCCTTCGGTTTCAACATTGTGTCCGAAGAAACCGAGTGGCGAGATGATGGCACCGTGAAATGGAGAATTACCGAGGTCGACCTCCACGAGGTTTCCGTCGTCACGTTCCCGGCCTACGAGGACACCGGAGTCTCCGCGCGGCAAAAGCAGGTCGAGGAACACCGCGCCCGCCTCCTGCAGGCGCGAAAACAAAAACTCATCGAAAGGGTGAAGCGAATTGCTGAGGCAACTGGTCATCAGTAAGAAAATCGAGCAGCGCAAAAACGCACTGGCCGAATTGCTGGTGCAGGAGGAAGAACTGCAGAAGCGCAGCGAGGGGCTCGAAGCGGCGGCCAACGAGGCGCAGAACGACGAGGAAATCGCGGCAGTCGAGGAAGAGGTTACCAAGCTGGAAGCTCAGAAGGCCGAACTGGACGAGAAAAAGTCCAAGCTCCAAGGCGAAATCGCCGAGCTCGAAAATGAGCTGGAGCAACTGAATGCGAAGGAGCCGGCCAATACGGTCCGTTCCAAAACCAACGAAAGCGAAAGAGGTGCTGAGATGAACAGACTGCATGTTCGCGAACTGCTCAAAACCGGCGAATACTACCGCCGCAGCGAAGTCATCGAGTTCTACGAGAAATTCCGCAACCTCCGGGCTGTCGCCGGCGGAGAGTTGACGATCCCGGATGTCGTGATCAACCGGATCATGGACATTATGGGTGATTTCACGACGCTGTATCCGCTGGTCGAGAAAATCCCGGTGAAGGGCACGGCTCGCATTTTGATTGACACCGACACCAGCCCGGCCACTTGGATCGAACAATCTGCTTCGCTCCCGACCGGTGACGTCGGTACGATCACGAACATCGACTTTGACGGGTTCAAAGTCGGTAAGGTGACGTTCGTCGACAACTATTTGCTTCAGGATTCGATCATCAACTTGGACGCCTACGTCACGCGGAAGATTGCCCGGGCCATTGCAAAGGCGCTCGACCAGGCGATCCTCAAGGGCACCGGCGCGGCGAACAAGCAGCCGACCGGCATCATTCCGTCGATCCCGGCCGGGAATCAAAAGACGGTCGAAGCCGACGCAAACCTGCTGAAAAACCTCGTCAAGCAGATCGGCCTGATCGACACCGGCGACGACAGCGTGGGCGAAATCGTCGCTGTCATGCGTCGTCAGACGTACTACAACCGTCTGGCTGAATTCAGCATCCAGGTCGATTCCAACGGCAACGTGGTCGGGAAGTTGCCGAACCTGCGGCAGCCGGATCTGCTCGGCCTGCGCGTGGTGTTCAGCCAGTTCATGGACCCGGACCAAGTCTTGTTCGGCGATTTCTCGCAGTACACGCTGGTCGAACGCGAAAACATCACGATCGACCGCAGCGAGCACGTGAAGTTCACCGAGGACCAAATGGCGTTCCGTGGCAAAGGGCGCTTCGACGGCAAGCCGACGAAGCCGGCCGCGTTCGCGCTGGTCACGATCACCGATCCGGTTCCGGAGGCGTAATCGATGGCAAAGGTGTTGAAGGACTTTCGCTGCAAGGTTACGAAGCGCACATACCGCGCCGGTGACGAGTACGACGGCGACCGTGCGGAGGAACTGCAGGCGCTGGGGTATGTGGCGGCCGACGAAGGCGCCGGCATCGAACCGACGGAAAAGCCGCGAAAGCGCACCAAGCGCGATGACAGCGGGTGACGCCCATGGACGAACAGCAAATCCTCGCGTTGGTCAAGGCGCGGCTCGGGATCACGACGGCGGTCAGGGATACGTACCTGACCGCCATCATTTCCGGCGTGATCGACGAGCTCACGAAGGAGAAGGGCATCGCGTTGAATGCCGACGACGCTCATCACCTGATGTTTGTCGTCGACTACGCCACGTGGCGCTACCAGTCCCGAGACGAGTCCGGCGCGATGCCGCGCCACTTGCAATACAGACTGCACAACCTGATTATCTCAGCGGGCGGTGGTGCCGGTGACGTATGATCACGAACTGACGTTGATCGGAGAGACGATCGAGGAAGACGAAATCGGCAATCAGCGGCCAGTCGAGACCAGGACGACGATCCTGTGCTCGGTCAAGTCGGCCGGCCGGAATGATTTCTATAGCGGAGCCGCGGCGGGCCTGCGGCCGGAGTACGTCTTCACGGTTCACGCCTACGAGTACAGCGGCGAGCGGATCGTGGAGTTCGAGGGCAAACGGTACCGTGTGATCCGCACATACCAGACCGGGACCGAGGAGATCGAGCTCACGGTCGAAAGGGTGATCGGCAATGGCTAGCATCAACATCGACAACCTCGCCGCCGAGATCACGCTGGCCGTAAAGGAGTACACCGAGGACGTGTCGGCTGCGATCGAGCGCGAGGCTGACCAGACGAGCCAACGTTTGGTCAAAGAGATTCGCGCGAAGTCGCCGCGCCGAACTGGCGAGTATGCGAAAGGTTGGGCCCGGAAAAAGCAGGGTAGGGACGGCGAGATCCGCTATGTCGTCTACAACCGCAAGAAACCGTGGCTTGCTCATCTGCTCGAGTTCGGCCACGCGAAACGCGGCGGCGGGCGCGTCGCAGAACGCCCGCACATCCGTCCGACCGCTGACAAGGAAATCGAGGCGTTCCAAACCCGCGTCCGTGCGATCATCCGGAACGGAGGGTGATGCGGCGTGACGCTGCAGGAGCTTTACACGGAACTCAAGGCGATCGGATATCCGGTCGCCTATTCGCATTTCTTGGATACGCCTCAGAATCCGGCGCCGAACCCGCCGTTTATCGTGTACCGGGAGGCGTACAGCAGCGACCTGATGGCGGACAACCAGAACTATGTTGGCATCTCGAATGTGCAGGTTGAGCTGTACACGGACCGGAAGGATTTGGCGTCGGAATCGGCGGTCCAGAACAAACTCAAGGAGCTCGGGTTGCCGTATGCGAAGACGGAGGCGTACCTCGAGGACGAGAAGCTTTTTCAGGTGATCTATGAAATCCAACTGATTGGAGAGTGAGAAAATGAGCCAGAATAAAGTGACATTCGGACTGGAGAAGGTGCATATCGCCTTTTTCGACGAGACTAGCCAGACCCAGCCCGCATGGGAGACGCCGATCCCGATTCCGGGTGCGGTGCGGTTCACGCCGACCGCCGTCGGCGAAACGACCAACTTCTACGCTGACAATACGCTCTACTTTTCGTACACCGCCAACAACGGCTATACGGCGGAACTTGAGATGGCGAACGTGCCGGACGCGATCCTGGCCGAAATGCTCGGTTGGGAGATTGACGAAAACGGTGCACTGATCGAGGTTTCGGACGCGATTCCGAAGCACTTTGCACTCATGGCGCAGGTGCAGGGTGACAAGCGCAACCGCCGGTTCGTGTTTTACGACTGCGTCGCGTCTCGCCCGGCGAAGGAACGGCAGACGAAGGCAGAGTCGATCACGCCGAACACGGACGTGCTGAACCTGACCATCTCGCCCATCGAGATCGGTGGAAAGATGATCGTCCGCGGTGAAATGGAGCTCAGCGATACGAATGCAACGGCGTATAACAGCTTCTTCAGTGCGGTTTACACGCCGTCGTTTACACCGGAGGTGTAACATGCGAGAAATCAAGATCGGCGATAAGACGTTGAGGCTCAGGGGATCGGCTCTGAGCCTCTTGCATTATCAACAAGAGTTTGGCCGTGACTTGCTCGGCGACCTTGTCGGCATGATGGCGGGTATGGCCGGCTTTCAGGCGCTCACAAACGGCGGAGAGGTCGACCCGTCGAAACTCGATTTCAGCCGGCTCGATTCGGTGGCGATCCTGCGCCTAATCTGGACGTTGGCGCGGACGGCTGTCGGTGTAGGAGGACAGTTTCCGTCGTTTGCTCGCTGGCTCGAGGAGCACGAGGATATTGACATTTTTGATCCAGAATTGATGACGGCAGTAATGGAAGAGGCGACGAAAATCTTTTTTCGTCGAAACAAGGCCGTGGCACCGGCGGCCCAAAGGTGACACGCCGAACCGTGTCGACCGCACGGACATCAATATCCTGGCATTGGCACGGCGAATCGGGCTCAGTATGACTGAGCTCGACTTGCTGACTATGCAGGATTTTTTTGATCTGGTGTACGCCTACATGGGCGACGATCCTGACGCGCCGCGAGAGGCGACGCAGGAAGACATTGACGCATTTTTCCGGGGGTGAGTAGACAGTGGCAGAAACAATCCGTGGTATCAATGTTGTGATCGGGGTCGATACGACCGCGCTGTCGAAAGCCCTTAGCGATGTCAATAAACGGTCCCGAGACATACAAAGTGAACTCAAGCAGGTTGAGCGGTTGCTTAAGCTCGACCCATCCAATACAGAACTGCTGGCGCAGAAGCAGAAACTGCTCGCTGACGCGGTCGAGAATGCCCGCGAAAAGCTGGATCGGCTGCGTGCCGTGCAGGAGCAGGTGAACGAGCAGTTCCAGCGCGGCGAAATCAGCGAAGGGCAGTACCGCGCATTTGTGCGCGAGACCGAGAAAACACGGCAAGAGCTGGAGAAGCTCGAGAAGCAGCTCAAGGACATGGAGCCGGCCGTCGAGTCGTTTGGCGAGAAGATGCAAAAAGCCGGTGACAAGCTAAAGGTTGCCGGCGAGAAAATGACTGACGCTGGCAAGAAGCTTTCCCTCGGTGTCACCGCGCCGATCGTCGGGCTCGGAACAGTCGCCACAAAGGCGGCCGTCGACTTCGAATCGGCGTTTGCGGGCGTCCGCAAGACAGTTGATGCGACGGAAGAAGAATTCGCCCAGCTTGAACAGGGCATCCGTGAAATGTCAAAACGCATGCCGGCAGCAGCGACAGACATCGCGGCAGTGGCGGAAGCGGCCGGCCAGCTGGGGATTGAGACGCCAAATATTCTCAAGTTTACGGAAACGATGATCGGCCTCGGGGAAGCGACAAACCTGACGGCCGAGGAAGGCGCGACTGCTTTCGCAAGATTTGCGAATATCGTCGGCATGTCGCAAAGTGACTTTGACCGGCTTGGATCTGCTGTGGTCGCGCTCGGAAACAGCTTTGCGACCACAGAGGCCGAAATTGTGGCGATGGGCATGCGGCTGGCCGGTCAGGGCGCGCAGATCGGCATGACCGAGGCGCAGATCATGGCGCTGGCAGCGGCCATGTCGTCGGTCGGCATCGAGGCGGAAGCCGGCGGCACGGCGATGTCGACGACGCTGAAAAAGATCCAGACCGCGGTCTCGCTGGCTGGCGAAGACCTGGATAAGTTTGCGGCCGTCGCCCGGATGTCGGCGGAGGAATTTGCGCGAGCGTTTCAGGCTGATCCGGCCGCTGCACTACAGGCATTTATCGACGGACTGGCCGCGTCCAGCGCCGCTGGTGAAAACCTGACGCTCATCCTTTCTGACCTCGGTATCACCGGTATCCGCGAGTCGGATACATTGCTGCGCCTTGCCGGCGCGAATGAGACGCTGCGCAGTGCGTTGGAGACGGCCACGCAGGCGTGGGATGAGAACGTCGCGTTGCAGAACGAAGTGGCGCAGCGGTATGCGACGACCGAGAGCCAATTTTCGATGCTCAAGAACCAACTTGCGGACATTGCCATCACGCTCGGACAAGCGCTCATTCCGGCACTGATGGACGTGCTTGATGCCGCACAGCCGATCATCGACATGGTGGCAGACATGGCTCGTTGGTTCGCCGATCTCGACGAAGGCACGCAAAAGGTAATCATCGGGATAGCTGGCTTCGCGGCCGCTCTCGGTCCGCTGCTGATAATTGTCGGTCAATTGACCAGGGGGATAGGGGCGATCATTACGGCGTTCGGCGGGCTAACCGCTGCTAGCACCGCAGCCGCAGCAGGAACCGCCGCAGCAGGAACGGCAGCAGGCGGCGCAGCAGCAGGATTCACGGCGCTTTTGGGTCCGATCGGGCTGGTGATCGCTGCAATCGCTGCGCTGGCGGCCGCGGCGTACTTGATATACAAGAACTGGGAGCCGATCAAGAAGTTTTTAACAGAGCTGTGGGACGGCATATCGTCGTATCTGTCTCAGGTCTGGCGCAGCATCTCGGACGGTATGACTAAAGCCTGGAACGCGCTGTTGGACAGGATCCGCCCGATCCTTGAGGGATACAAGACGTTTTTCTCGGGGGTCTGGGACGCGATCAAGAACATCTTCGCCGGTGCGCTCCTGCTGATCGTCGATTTGGTGAAGGGCGACTTTACGGCGCTGAAAAAGGATGCCGAGGCGATCTGGAACAACCTGAAAGACGCCTTCCGTCGCATCTGGGACGGCATCAAGCAGATTTTCAGCGGCGCGCTGGATTTGCTGAAATCCAGCTGGTCGGCAGCGTGGAGCACGATCAAGTCGACTGCCGACAGCATCTGGCAGGCGATCAAGGACGGTATCCAGCGGGCAATCGACTGGATTCGTGGACTGCCAGAGACGCTCAAAAATCTCGGCCGGGACATGATTCAGGGGCTTGTGGATGGCATCCGGAATATGATCGGCAAAGTCGGCGACGCCGTGAAAAGCATCGCCGACAAAGTGACTGGCGGGCTGAAAAACCTTCTTGGCATCAGCTCGCCGTCTCGCGTACTCATGCAGCTCGGCGAATATACCGGCGAAGGATTCGTGTCCGGTCTCGAAAAGACCGTCGACGCGGTACGCCGAAAGGCGGCCGAGATGGCCGCGGCCGCCGTACCTGAGATGCGAGCAATGTCCGCACCGGCGGGGGTTGTTTCTGGTGTTGCAAGTGGTGGGGGATCGGCGATCAGCTACAACTTCGAGCGGATGTTTGAGGGCGCGAACTTCAACGTGCGTAGTGACGAAGATGTCCAACGACTAGCCCGAGAATTGGCCGACTATATCCTGTCGAGGGGGCGGTGATAAAATTGAGCAGCTTCATTCTCGATGGAAAACGGGCTGATCAACTGGGGTTGGCGATGCTTCGCCAATCCCAAAGGCCCGTCCTCCCCGGGACGACAGACAGGACGCTACAGATTCCCGGTAAGCATGGGGCGTGGGATTTCGGGGCAGAACTCGGCCCACGCCTTTTCAATATCGAAGTCGCATTTGTCGAACAAAACGCCGCCGCGCTCCAACGAAAAGTTTCGGAGTTGGCGGCTTTTCTTGTAGATGCATACGGACGGCCACGGACAATGGAACTGATATTCACCATCCAACCGGATCGTAAATACTTCGTGCGCTACTCCGGATCATTGCCCATTGAGCGAATTTCGGGACTTGGGCGATTCACGCTTCCGTTGATCGCCTATGATCCTTTCGCGTACTCGCTTGTACCGAACGACGAAGTTACGTGGGGTAGCGAGGCGGTCACTTTTGAAAACGACTTCTACACCTATGGCCATGAAGGTGGGCAGATTGAGACAATCACAGCGAGTAAAATAATGAATGTGGTTGTTTTGGGGTCTATCAGTGTGCGACCCAAAATCATTTTATCTGGAAACGGCTCGAACGTTGTCATATCTGCGAACGGGAAGTCTTTGGGAATAGACGATTTGGACCATGCGACTTGGGTAATTGACTGCATGAATTACACTGTAACCAAAAACGGAGACAATGCTTTACACCTCGTTTCCGGCGATTTTTTGGAGTTTTTCACCGGAAGCAACCAAGTTTTCATTACCGGGAGTAGTATGAACTTTACAGTTAGGTTCTCATTCTACGACAAATTTGTGTGAGGTGAACGACATGACTGTATCCCATATAACATATCAAGACAGTCTTCGGCAGGGAACAGACAAACTGAATCAGGCCATCGATCAATCGAATGAGGCGATAACCAAAGCGACGCAGGCTCTTTCGATTTCAGAGAGTACGCAAGAGCAACTGAATACTATTGTGATCGATGGGGACAGTTCCGTTGAGGCTGCCCAAGCGCGTGTCAGCGATCCCAAAAGCAAAACTTTCACTGTGCTCAAAGAACGTCTTGATGAGGCGGAGGCTGATTTCGTAGGTCATCTTGAGGAAATGTCTTCATTTGCAAAATTTACGATTCTCTCTGCGAAGAGCTTGCCCAAGGAAGTTGACACAAGAATTGCTTGGGACACCGAGGTGAAAGCAAAAGAATATTGCGAGTTGGACGAAAACGGAAACATCAAGTTCACAAAACCTGGGACGTACATGATTGTCGCAAGCCTCGCATTTTCTTTCAGTTCGGCGACGCGCCTTGATGTCGGAATTGTGAAAAATACGAATTTGATCGCAATTTCTCGCGGAGTGGCAGCTGGAGTAGGGCCAACCATCATCCAGACGGTGACCATCGAAGACTTTCAAATCAATGATGCAATTAGTATTTTGGCGCATCAAAATGCAGAGGCGGTTTTGGATGTGGTCCAGCATACAGGGACTTTTTTAATTGTCAAGAAGATTGGGTGATAGCGTGAGAGGGTTTTCGTTCATTTTGATACCAGATACTCAAAATCTATTTCCAGACTACGCGGAACACTTGGAAACCTTAGCGACCTGGATTGTGGACAATTCTCCCATACTTGGCGTGGAAATGGTTCTTCATCTTGGGGACGTGACAAATTTTTCGTCTGTACCGGAACTAGAAGCTGCTGATGCGGCCCTCAACAAGATCAGAAATGCAGGGATTCCACTGCTTATTTGCATTGGGAATCACGACTATGATACTGGAAACCCAACATCGAGGGACGACACATCAAAATTTAACGAATATTTCGGTGTACACACATTCCAAAGAACGCCCTGGTTCGGTGGAGTGTATCAGGAAGGGAAAGCGGAAAATGTCTATTTCAAAAAGTCAATTCAGGGAGAGAAATTTCTTTTCCTCGCGCTGGAGTTCGGCCCCCGGGATGAAGTTTTGGATTGGGCGGATGGAGTCATATCTAAACACCCGGATCACCATGTTTACATCATCACACATTCATACTTGTATATAACCGGAAATTGGGTCAAACCGGGCGATCTGTATAATCCCAAAGACTATGCTTGGGCAACTGGGGCAAACGATGGTCAAGACATGTGGGAAAAGTTGGTTAGACGCCACAGAAATATTAGAGCAGTTTTTTCTGGCCATCACGTCCCGCTTAACGTGAGCCATCGGTTTGACAAAGGAGTGCACGGGAACACGATTTTCCAGTCTTTTCAAAATTGGCAGCTGGCCGCTCAAGGTGGACAAGCTCGAATAAGGGTTGTGCACATCGATCTCGAAAAAAACGAAGTAGAAGTCAAGACTTTCAACCCAGTTACGAAACAATATGAAAATCTTCCTGGATACACAATCAAATATAAATTCTTGGAAGGCCCGCCGGCGATGGGCGCGCCGGCCAACGTCGCCAAAGTCTACGATCTCAACATGAACCTGGTCGCTTATCTTGAAAACGCCGCGACGGTCGGATATGAGCAACCGATGAACGGTCTCCACCGGGCGTGGTTTACGCTGCCGGCTGACGATCCGAAGAACGCAGAGTGTCTGCCGATGCGCTATGTGGAGTTGTACGAGGATGGCCAGCGCTTGGATCTGTATCGCATCATGCCCAGCACGGCCAGGCGGTCGACCGACGGAAAAACCATCACATACGAATGCGAGCATGTTCTCGGTACATTGATCGACGACGTGCTTTTTCAATCCCATACCATTGGCGGCCTTGGTGTGTATACGGAAGATGTGCTGGAATATCTTCTGTCCAAGCAGACGGTGAAGAGATGGAAACTTGGCACGGTCGCCTTCAATCGCCAATTTGAGTACAACTGGGAGAATGAAAACCTGCTGAATGCGATCCGTTCGGTGCCAAGGCCCTTCGTCGAGGAATACATGTGGACGTGGGACACGTCGACATATCCGTGGACGCTGAATCTCGTGGAGCCTTCGAGTGAAGTCGATGCGTACATTCGCTACGGCCTGAACCTTCAGGGCATCGAGCGCCAGATCGACCCGCGCAACTTGTGTACCCGACTGTATGGCCTTGGTTATGGCGAGGGTGTGAACCAGCTCACTTTTGCCGAGATCAACGATGGCAAACCGTACATTGACGCGGACACTCAGGATCAGTTCGGCATCATTTCAGACATCTTCGTGGACCGTCGGTTCGAGCATCCTGAGACGCTGAAGGCCCGATGCGAAGCTATCTTGCAGGAGAGAAAAATGCCGCGAATCACATACACCGTGCAGGCGGCAGACATCAGCAAGATCACTGAAACGCCCATACACAAATTCAAAAGCGGCGGAAAGGTGCGGGTAATCGACGAAGATCTGGGCATCGACGTGGAATCGCGTGTGGTGAATGTGCGGAAGCAAGACATGATGGGCCGGCCTGGTGATGTGGAACTGGAGATTAGCAACAAATCAGTGGACATCGCGGGAATAATCAATGAGATGACCGAGAAGCAACGGATTAATGACCTGTACGCACAGGGTGCGACGAACTGGGACACGCATGATTTCGCGGACAACTGCGATCCGGAGCATCCGGCAGTGCTGCGGTTTTGGGTGCCCGAGGATACGGCGCGGATCAACAAGGTCATGCTGAGTTACCAGGTCGAAGCGTTTCGGGCATACAGTAAATCTGCGATGGAAGGCGGACAAGCATCTATCACATCTGAGGCGGGAGGAGGCACACTCGTCACGGCGACAATAGGTAACACTTACGCTGCTGGATCACAGGGGACTTACAAATTGGGCAATGAGTTGGTTGCGGGGAATTTGATACTGGGAGGGGGTAGCGGGGGATGGTCCACGCTCCCGGGCGGAACAGATGGACATACTCATGATATACCGCCCCATAGCCACTTTATAAGTCATGAGCATCTGATAACAATACCCAACCACGTACACACGGTTACTTTACCAAATCATACACATGGAATTGATTACGGCATTTTTTCGGGACCAACACCGACAGCGGTGACGGTGAAGGTGGACGGAAACGTCGTTCCGGGACTCGGGACGAGTGCGGATGAGGTGGACATCATTCCGTATCTTGCGAAGGACTCAGGCGGGAAGATTCAGCGTGGAACGTGGCACACAATAGAAATAGCGCCCAATAGTCTCGGGCGCGTTGTGGCGAGTGTTGTATCGCAGATCTTTGTGCAGAGTCGTGGAGGGGGCAATTATTAAACCTTTTTAAATGGCTCCATCATAGGGGCCATTTTATATTTTGCAAAGGAGAGTGAATGTATGGAATGGACAGCTGTAGTATCCGTTATCGCTGCACTTAGCGGTATTGTACTTGGCTGGCTGGGTAGATCTCGCACTATACGCAAAGATGGAGCAGAGGATGGGGAATTGCGTGCCAGTGTTAACTATATCCGACAGGGCGTAGACGACCTGCGGGTGGAAATCCGCCTCATGCGGCAGGACTACGCTGACTTGGTGGAGCGCGTCGCCCGGGTGGAGGAAAGCGCGAAATCTGCACATC